CCGTCATCAGCCACAAAGCCTTCGCGGTTGTCGGCAGCTCGTTAAACGCCGCATCACCAGCGCATGCGGTGCACGTGAACTTGGCGGCCATCCGCGGCGTCATGGGGTGCTTGAGCACCGCCACCTCACCGCTGTCCGGATTCCAAGCCAGCACTGCTTCACTCATCTTCATCTCAATCTCCAACAAGTTAGTCGCCACTGACCGGGACAGGACATTTACCGGGACATTCGGGACACCCTATAGGGTGTGTCCCGTTCTGTCCCGCCAAATTGATGTCCCGACGTCCCGCTATGTCACGCCATGTCCCGGTCATGTCCCGCCTGATGTCCCGCTCGTGTCTCGTCCTCCAAGCACGATGTCACGATGCCGGACGCATTCAGGACCACCATTCCCTTGTCCCGCAGGCTGGCGTAGGCCCGCAGGTAGGCCTTCCTGGCCGTGTCCTGGTTGTACTGCTTGCCACCAGCCACGGCCTCAGCGCCCAGCCGGTTGTAGAAGGCAAACCGCAGGTCACGGTCAAGGATCTGCCCGCCGGCTTGGGTCAGCAGGTGCATGACCAACTGCTCATGCCCGGCCAGCTTGGCCATGCCGTTGGCCATGATCTGGGCACCCATGTCGTGGTGCTCGCTGACCAGTGACGACAGCTCCTCGCCGTCCTCGTCGTGGCCCAGCACGACGCGGTTGAGCCGGAACGTCAGGTTGGCCAGGCGGTCGCCGTCCTTCTGCTTGATCACGTCCAGGCGCGCCATCTGGGCCGTGCCCTCGGGCTTGTAGACGCCGACCAAGAAGTCGACGTTGGCGGTGATGGCGCTCGAGCCCCGCGGGCGCTCGCTGGCTGCGTGCCCTGAGTGGTGGATCACGACGACGGTGCAGTCGAACCTTGCCCGGATCTTGGCGTTGATCAGGCGCAGGTAGGCACTGATGTCGGTGGCGCTGTTCTCGTCGCCCTCAAAGGTCTGGCTGAGGGTGTCGATGTAGACCAGGCGCGCCGGCGTGGGCAGCTGCTCGAGCGCTGATGCCAAGGCGTCAACGTGCTGGTCAATGCTCAACACCATCGGCGTGATGCAGACGTGGAAATCAGGCGTCAGCGGCTTGCCGTGGTGCTGATGCCAGGCCTGCACGCGGCGGTAGATACCGGCGCCACCCTCAGCGGCCAGGTAGACCACCCGGCCCTGCTTGGTGCGCTTGCCCATCCACTGCATGCCGTGGGCCACGTGCAGCCCGTGGTCCAGCGCCACGAAGGACTTGTAGGTGCCCGAGGCGCCGAAGAACATGCCCAGGCTGTTGTCCGGGATCATGTGCTTGACCTGCCACTTGACCTGGCCCGCCTTGGCCTGCAGCTGGTCCAGCGTCATCAGCAGGGCGCTGGTGTCGTCTTGGCCATCCTCGCGCTTGGGCAGGCCCAAGCTGACGCTGATGTTGACCCGGCGCTCCTCCGGCGCGAACTTCTCGGCACTGCGCACCGCCCGCTCGATCTCGTCGTACCGCGACTGCCAGCGCCGGATCTCCTCCTCGGGCCCCGTGGGCTTGACCTGGTGCATTAGGTCGCGCAGGAATTCGACCGCGGCGCCTGGGAACATGCCGTTGGACACGAGCGAAGCGGCCAGGCGCGTGATCGACTCGTGATAGACCCGCTCGCCCACTGGCGCAGTCAGCCCCGCGATCATCTCGCCGGCGTGCACGCCCTGCCCTGGCGTTGATGCAGATTTCGTTGTCTGAGCATCAGACGCCGCGCGCAGGTTGTCCAAGTCGATCCCGATCGCGTGGCATGCATCCTCGAGGGACCAGCGCACGCTCGGGCGCCAGGTGTCCAGCTGCACCGCCCACTCGCCGGCAGCCCGCGGCTTGGTGTTCTGCCCGACTGGCAGCCGGACATAACGCACCGCGTTATTACCGCTGCGGTCGGCCTTGATAAACCCCCGCGTGGCCAATGCCTGCATAAGTAGGTCTACCAACTGCCTATTCCGGGCATCGGGATCATCTAGGTCTATCAGGATGCCGACCTGGAACTTGCCCGGACTGGTCTGGATCGCGTAGCTGTACCCCTGCAGATCCTGCAGCTGCACGTCGTCCAGCACCAGCACCGCAAGCCGAACGAATGAATCCTTGCGTCTGACGATCTCGCCATATTCAGTGGCCTTGAGAACGGCAGTGCAGAAATACGTGTTGTCTTGCCCGCTGCGATCAATGAGAGCCGCCTGCTGCGGCGTCCCTTTGTAGAGTCGCCCGGCCCATACGGCCGGCGGTGCGTTGCTGGGGTCTGCGCGAAATGTGCACACCCAGCCGTGCGTGCCCTGCGCGAACTCGCCGTAGATCTCGGCCAGGAAGTCGCTGTTGGTCATGGTTGGTGTCCCGACAACCATGGCTACACCTCAACGGCCACCAGCTCCTCGATCTTGATGCGCACTTTCTTGTCGCGCGCAATCTTCATCAGCTCCGGCCAGTGCCGCTGCGGGATCTGGCCCCCAGTGCCCTCGGGCCGCGGCTGGCACCAGCGGCTGAGGGTGCTCTTGTCCAGGTTCAAGCGCTCGGCGACCTCGGTCTTGCCGCCCAAGCGCTGGATGACCTCATAGGCCGGGGAGAGGGTGTGGATGGTCGGTATTGGCATTTGCACTCCGTGATGTTGTTGCCGCAATCTTGAGGATTCGCATTGTATGAGGTTGACGCAACATGGAGAGACTGCCACTATCTAGTCCCTGTTGATTAAGAAGCGGCTATTTCGCTTTCCGTAGCTATGAACACACAATGGTTTCGTGATCGGATTGCCGACAAGAAGTTGTCCCAGAGAAGGTTGGCGAAGATGTTGGAACTTGACCCTGCGGCGGTTTCCCTCATGTTCAGAGGGCTGCGCCGGATGACGCCCCACGAGGCGCACCAGATCTCCACGATTCTCGGCGTGCCGCTGAACGAGGTGATGCGCAACGCCGGCATCGAGGTGACCGAGGACGTCAAGCGCTGCCCCGTGGCCGCGCACGTGGATGAGAACGGTGTGGTTACGACAATGCCGCCGCGAACTCACGACGACGTCATCGGCCCGGCCGACTGCCCCTTTGGGACATTCGCAATCCAGGTGCGATCGCACTCCAGCACCAAGGACGGCTGGCTGCTGTTCGTGACGCCGGCCCAGCTCGCGCCCGCGGACAACATCGACCAGCTGTGCCTGGTGGCCACGGGCGACGGCCGGCAGATCCTGGCCGTGGTGCGCCGCGGCTACCGCCGGGACACGCACAACCTGATCATCTGGCCCTCCAACGAGATGATCGCGGACGCCTCGATCATCTGGACCTCCACGGTCCTCTGGATCAAGCCCCTGTATTGACCCTGTAGCTTCTAAGCCTTATCCCACTATTTTTGTCGGGTTATTTGTTGAGATAGTCGCATCGTGGAGTAGGATTCACTACATGGCAGCTCCGCCATGAGAACCAAGGAACCTGAACCATGAACACCGCGAACCAGTACCAGCAGATCATCGACAGCTGCAGCCGCCAGGTTGCCGAGCTCGAGGAGCGCATCGAGCGCAAGCGCAACGTCATCACCGGCACGCCCTGGATCATCGAGTGCTCGCCTGGCCTGTACCTGGTCGCCGATGGCGAACAGTACCGCGGTGGCCGCGTGACGGGCCGCGTGGTCTGCTACACCCCCGACAGCATCGACGCCGCCGTGCAGCACGTCCGCGACGCCAGCGATGGCGTGTTTCCCAACGCCCGCAAGATCAGCCACCGCGAGGCGCTCGAGGTTGAGCTGGCCAGCATGCGCGACATCATCGACCGCGTGCAGGCGGTCTGTGCCTGACCAGCCACCACCGAACTGGCCCTTCCCGACGTGGAAGGGCCAACCAATACCCCGACCTCGCCGGCCAAAGCAAGACCCCCTGAAGAAATACCCGCCGGCACCCTTCTGACCCACGACAGGACCCACACCATGCTTAGACCCTCTCACTTCCGCACGCCAAGGACGATCCACGAGGCCTGCTTCACCGACTGCAGCTACATCTACCGCACGCCTGGCGAGCGCCGCATGGCCAGGGCTGCGGACATCGCATTCGCAGCCGCACTCGGCATCGCAGGAGCTTCTTTGCTGTTTTACTGGCTCAGTCTTTGAGCCACTGTGATGCGATTCTGGCAACCCGTCAACAGGAGCACAACGTGAGCATTACCTTCCAACCCCTCGAGGAGTACCGCAAGTCGCTGCAGAACTTCGACTGGCTCTACGACTACAGCGACGACCACGCGTTCTGGGCCAAGTCCAAGAAGGAATACGACCGACTGTGGGACCAGGCGCGCCTCAGCGACGACCACCGCAAGGTGTGGGACGAGGAGCAGCGCCGCCGCAAGGAGGAGATGGAGCAGCGCGAAGCGCAGTACCGGGCTCGCGCGCGCGCCAACAACGAAATCAACGACTAAAGGAAACCCACGACATGGCATTCGACCTTTCATCCATTCGCCGCACCAAGCGCCTGCGCGCGCCCAAGATTGTCATCGCCGGCCCCGGCAAGATCGGCAAGACGACGTTCGCCGCCAGCGCACCGAGCGCGATCGGCATCCTGACCGAGGACGGCGCCGACGCAGTTGACGCGGCCGCGTTCCCCTTGGCCACCAGCCTGGCCGACGTCTACCAGGCCATCGGCACGCTGCTCAACGAGGAGCACGACTACCAGACGGTGTTCCTCGACTCGCTGGACTGGCTGGAGCCGCTTGTACACACACACGTGTGTACACAGAACAAGTGGGCCACGATCGAGGCCGCCGGCTACGGCAAGGGCTACATCGCCGCGGCCGAGGAGTGGCGCACGCTGCTGCAGGGTTTCGAGGAGCTGCGCGCTCAGCGGAACATGGCCGTGATTCTTATCGCGCACGACAAGATCAAGCGCTTTGAGTCACCGCTGCATGACGGCTACGACCAGTACGTCCTGAAGCTTCACGACCGCGCCGGTGCCCTGGTGCAGGAGTGGGCCGACGTGATCGGCTGGGCCAACTACCAGATCGTCACCACCGAGTCGGACGCCGGCTACGGCAACAAAGAAACCAAGGCCCGCACGACGGGCAAACGAATTCTTCACGTCGAGCCGCACCCCGCCCACATGGGTGGCAACCGATTCGGCCTGAAGAACATGCCCCTCGACTGGGAGGCATTCGCCGCGGCTTTGTCCGCATCTCAAAACGCCTGAACCACAAGGAACTGGAACCATGGCAACCATCAACTTCAAAGCATCCGCAATCCAATTCGAGGAGCGCACCAGCAGCTCGTTTGACCCGCTGCCCGCCGGCGACTACGAGATGATGATCACCAAGTCGGCCACCAAGCCCACCAAGAGCGGCAACGGCTCGTACCTCGAGCTCGAGATGCAGGTGCTCGGCGGGTCGCACTCTGGCCGCCGGCACTGGGAGCGGCTGAACCTCGACAACCCGTCGCAGCAGACGGTGAAGATCGCGCAGGAGCAGCTGGCGCGTCTGTGCATGGCGCTGCACCTGGACAACGTCGAGGACAGCATCGAGATGCACGACACGCCGTTCATCGCCGAGGTCGGCGTCGACAAGAAGGACTCGACGCGCAACGTGATCTGGAACTACCGCGCGGCCGTCGACGCCCCTGTGGCCACACCTGCAGCACCCGCCAGGCCGGCACCAGCTGCAGCGGCTAACAAGTCAGCACGGCCCTGGGGTTAAGCCATGGCGGCGCTTCCTGAAGATCCTCACACCACCAGCGCCGCGATCGTGCGGTGGTATGAGAGCAAGCCGCAGGAGCACCGCCCCCACATGGGGGCCAGCCTGATCGGCCACATCTGCGATCGCTACATCTGGCTGACCTGGCGCTGGGCCATGAAGCCCGAGTTCAAGGGCCGCATCCTGCGTCTGTTCAACACCGGCGTGCGTGAGGAGTCGCGCCTGGTGGAGGAGTTGCGCGGCATCGGCGCCGAGGTTTGGGACACCGACCCGTCCACCGGCGACCAGTGGCGCGTGAGCACATGCAACGGGCATTTCGGCGGCTCGCTGGACGGCGTGGCCAAGGGCCTGCCCGAGGGGCCCAAGACGCCGGCGGTGCTTGAGTTCAAGACCCACAGCAACAAGAGCTGGAACGAGGTCGTCAAGAAGGGCGTGCAGGCCGCCAAGGCCCAGCACTACGACCAGATGACGGTCTACATGAAGCTGATGGATCTGGACCGCGCGCTGTACATGGCCGTCAACAAGGACACCGACGACGTGTATACCGAGTGGGTCCACTTCAACCGCGAGCGGTTCGACCAGTTGATCGAGCGCGCCCAGCGCCTGCTCGACGCGACCACCCCGCCCTACCGCATCAGCACCGACCCCGAGCATTTCGAGTGCAAATACTGCTCGATGTGGAAGGTGTGCCACGGTGGCCAGGCTGGCGAGCCCAACTGCCGCACCTGCTGCCACTCGACGCCGATCGAAGATGCGCAGTGGCGTTGCAACCTCGACAACCAGGAAATCTCGCTGGAGATGCAGCGCGCCGGCTGCCAGCACCACCTGATGATCCCGGGCCTGCTACCCTACGCCGAGCCGGTGGACGGTGGCGAGAACTTTGTCGTGTACCGGCACACCGAGACGGGCAAGCTGTTCACCAACGGCCCTGACGGTTGCAGCGACCAGGGCCCGGTGTTCTCAAGCAAGGAGCTGCACCGCTGCCCGGGCTCGCTGATCGGCGAGATGTCGGAATTCAAGGACCATTTCCCTGGCGCCAAGATCACCAGCGGACAGGTGTTCGCAC